GATATTGACCGAAAGACGACATTTAGACCCCTAAGCGTAAGGACGACCACGGAAAACAATCGCGCCAGCAGCAAGCCACGCAAAAGCAAGAATCAACGGTTTAAGCATACCCATAAACGTACAAATCCCCGAAAATTCAAAAAACTTACCACCGCCGACCGCTACAGGAGCAGGACACATAGCCAGCCCACCAATGGCAATAGGGGAAAGCGATACAGACAAATCCTTAGTCGGCAAAGGCTCAAGAGGAACATCAGAAAGGTTTGCATCATTAGAACAAGCCAGCGCATCAGGATTAGTAACACACAAATCAGCAGTTGCCGAAGGCTGGACAGTGGGCGCAGATATTAAATTAGTCGTACCGGACGAATTGACTGTATTGGTAATGGTTTGAGGCGTGTTATTTGTGACATTAACTGTATTAGTTGACAGAACAGGAGCGAGAGAACCACCAGCCGAAACCGCTGGAATATCCAAAACATTTTGCACAAGTTGAGAAGAAGTATTGCCCAACGCATCCACGCTTGACGACTGAACCGAAAAAGGCGAACCGATACGCAATGCATTAGAAACAGTCTGCGCCGCCGCATCAGTCGCAGCAATCTGCGCACCAACATCTTGATGCGCCATTATTGAGAGAGCCGCCAAATCAGCAGCAACACCAGCAAATCCGGCAGATTGAGCATTAGTAATAGCAGCAAGAGCCGCCGCCATATCGCCCGCAGTAATTGGGGTAGAAGGAGGAACGACAGCGACCTGACCCCAAAGGCCGGTATAGTGCCAAGAGCCATCAGGCCATTGAGCCTGACACCCGCCCCCCGTAATCTGACTAGCAACACATGACGATGCATAAAGTTCAACGCATGAAGCCTGACAAGCAGAATTAGAAAGCGGCAAACCAGCAGAGGGATTTTTTAGAAAAGAGCCATCAGGAGCAGGCGTTACACCTTGCGCAGCAAGCGCAGAATATAACGCCGCGCCAGTTTGACCAGCTTGCGCAAGTTGAGCAATCGCAAGAGCCGCACCAATAGGGCCACCAGCAAGAGCAGTTGCGCCCGCCCCTAATAATTGAGTACCGAGAGCCAAAGCAAGTTGACCCGTCACAGGCGTTTGTTGAGCATAAACACCGGAAGCAATCGCAATACCGCCAGCCGTGACCGCCGCAGTTGCTTGACTCATCGACGCAGGAGAACCGGCAGGAGCGGCAATTGTAAGAGCCGTAGATTGCGAAATAGTCGCACCACTTGACGACCAAGACGGTGAAGAAGCAACGACCCCGCCCGCATTATTGAAAGTGGCAGCAAGCACAGGAGAACATGACGCAAGAAGAACAGCGGCACTGACAAGGCAAAGCCTTGTTTGCTCAAAATTAAATATTGAACGGTAGATCTGTTCAATATTAAATTTTCGAGCCGATATCAACGCCCACCCCAGAAGATAATAGCGAACGGAATAACCACGACCAAAAAGCCAGCAAGCCAGACGATAGAATCAGGGATTGTCATATCAATGCAAAAGCCGACGAATGGCAACAAAACCCCACGCAGTAAGCATTAAACCAGCCGCAGCCGCGCCAAATTCAATACCAGAGGTGAACGCAGCCGGATTGTATGAAGTCGCAGCCGGAACAGTGGCAACCCCACCAGCAGCAGCAGCGACAGCAGCAGCAGCAACAGCCGCATCATGCGCAATTAAATCAGCAGGAGTAAAAACAGCCCAATCAGTAGAAGGGCATACCGTGACATTGAGACTAATATACGAAATCGTGCCCCATTGAGAAACAGCAGGTACACAGGTAAGCGAAAAAGCCGGAACCGAGAAAGAAAGCAGGAAAAAGAAAAAAATATTTTTCATTTTTTTTGAAAGGGCGACACGCCGAAGAATGCCGCCCATTTTTTTTACAACGCGCGACGCGCAGCTTTGACGCCATAAATCAGGACGCTAACAGCAAAAACAGCCGCACCGATAGCAGCAACTTGACCACCAACGACCAAAATTTCAGTAAGAGCGAGAACCGGCATTTTAAATACTCCTTTTCAATTTTCGACAGATACGCGCCGAACCGTACAAGGGGAATCCCCCGCTTGTTTGCTATCCCGAGCAATTTTTTAGAGGAAGCCCGCAGACCGTAGAGCCGAGGGGCTAACCACAGCCCTATATTGACCCACAGACCCCCACTAAAAACCCCTTTTATCCCGAGCGTATTTTTTTTTAACGCGACTTATCAGGAAGGGGCTAAACCGTTTTAACCTTACGGGCTAATTCTCGGTTTATTCTCGGGACGAGAGAGAGAGCGCAGAGCCACAAGAACCCCGCCAATTTTTTTAGTCTGATAATCAACGCCGATTTTAAACTCAGCTTCATACATGCCAGCCTCAGGCGCAGGCGCATCCTTAGGCATAGTCAATTCACCGACTTTTATTTCGCCTGTCTCAGCGTCAGTAATGACACATTGGCAAATAATCATTGAGTAAGCAGAACCGGATTTTTTACCGATACCGCTTTTCTGTTCACTGGATAAAACTTGAAGAGTTTGTTTCATGGCATAGCCCCTTATTTAAAATTGAGTAAAGAACAACGAGCAGCAGTTAACGGCGTCATTTTCATAATTGCGGCACAACGCAAAGAACGAAAAGAACGAGGAAGAGGAGACGTTAAACTAGCGCGAGTAATAACGCGGCTTGACCGATGAAATAAATCAAGACACTGGTCGAAACGAGAAACAGAAGAAAGACGGATGATTTTCATTTTTAGCCCCTTAGAATTTTATACCGGTATAAATTAATACCGTGAACAGATTGTAGGGATATATTTATACCTTGTCAACATATTTATAACGGTTTATTTTAAAAACATACCAAAAGGAGAAAATCATGGAAGTCGTGGAAATAATAGAACGTGCAAAGAAAAAAGCAGACCTACCGAGCGATTACGCACTAGCAAAAGCAATTGGCATTGAAAGACAAGTAATCAGCCAATGGAGAGGAGGAAAGCGCCACCCAAGCAATGAAGAAGCAGTACAACTAGCGACACTGGCCGGACTAGATGAAATGCAGGTAATAGCAGAAATTGAGCTAAGGACAGCGAAGAACGAGAAGAAAAAAGCGTTTTGGCAGCACTACATTGAAAACCGCAGCATAACGGCATGTATAGCCATGACCACACTGGCAATCGGCATTATTGCAACACCAGAACCAGCAAGCGCAAACGTTTTACAGTTGCAAAATTATGACGAAAACAAAACAATAATATACATTATGCGCATAAAATATAAGTTATTGATTTTAAAGGCTTTAATCCTAAAATATAAGCAATGTGCTACATTAACGCATGAAAAATATTTCCGCCCTGCTATTTCCTGACGATACGCCCGTATCGGAAACAGAAGTAAACGACTGGCTAAACGAAATCCCCAACCTGTCCGCCCTACCATCACGCCGCGAAGCCTACCGGAAAGCCTACAACGTGGACGATAAAATCAGGAGAAAAAAGCGGACAACTGATAACCCAGACCAGACAACGCCGGAAGCCCTACAACCAGAAACAAAAGATTATTGATTTTCTTCAATTTTCGATTTTCCGCCCTCAGGACAGCCAATTCAGAATTAGCAACATTACACCGCCCCGCCAATTCAGAAACCCGCGTTTTATAAAATTCTAAACTTTCCATATCAGCACCCTTTTTTAAAACGGACATAACCCACCCCCTGAAATCCAAATATTCTGCCAATCATCCGAAGCCCAAACGCTCAAATCAGACGCACCGCGACCATGTACAAGGTCATGCGATTCAATAATCGCATCACGAAAATTAGTTGCACCAAGCCAAAATTTATAGACCTGAACACCGCAAATATTTTTTGAATGCCAATAGCGCTTAGAATGATGTTCTGCGCCTTCAAGCTCCTTTCCGAGATACTTAGTCAGATACCCCGCCAGCTTTTGCACTTTCCACTTTACAGACTTGCCCTGACGACCGGAGAAACGCGAAGGCGCACGAACATTTATTGCGCCCTTAGTATTTTCGCCCACATCTTCAGAACCGCCACCGATAGCAATATACCAACACTTGCGAATATAGTTTAAAGGCTGACGACCTTTTACCGCCAGATGAAGATGCAACGCGCCCCGCTCTTGTGTCTCACGCACCGCGCAGTATTGCCAAGCCGGAAACCGTGCAACCATCATACGAACGAACCTTTTAAAATCAGCCTTCAGGCGGTCTATATCCTGCATATTTTCACGATAAGTTAAAGTCAGCATATGGTCAGCAGCCAACGCCTTGATGGTATGGCGCACCTTTTGACGAGAACGACGAACAGAACGCGCAAGATTAGCCGCCCGTTTTTCATCCTCCGATAATTCAGGCTTATCATCACGCCGAGCATGTAAAACCGCACCGAAAGCCGTATTAAAAGGCGCATTCGTTTTATGATGCGACAAAGGAGGAGGAAGCGTTACGGCAAACTCAAAAGCACCAGAATCAAACGTGGTAAGTTTTGCCCAGTACGAAGGCGCAACGCCTTGACCGTTAGAGATAAATTCTATATTGTCCGACATGTTGATTGACTCCTGAACAGTTAATTAACCGCCCCTGTTAAGTTTGCGAGACTTCAGGGGCTTTTTTACGTCCTACTTTTTAACAAAAACCATCTTTTACCGAGTGCATGTTCTTAAGTGTCCTAGTTATAAATTTAGCGGCTACGCCGCAATTGGCGCGGCTTACGCCGCGCCTACTCACAGCGCATCACGAAGGAGCAACAGCAGGAGCGACGACCGAGGGGCTAAAGGCGTCTATAGAAGGGCGCGCCTGATTGACAGGGGCAGCATAAGGATTGAACTGTGAACCGTGCGCAAGGTGGTCTATACAAGCACCTATAGTCATATCGTGAACACGCGAACCCTGTTGAGTGTAGCAACGACAATCGGTAGCACTTTGAATACAGGCATGAATTGACGGCATAGCGACAACCTGTCGCAAATGCGAAAACGCCGCCGCACTTTCAGGACGACCCGCGACGACAGGCCGAAACTGCTTTAAATACTCTTCAGATTGTAGAGCCATATCATCAACAGATTGAACATCAGGAACACCAGACGCAGCAACAACCGAACCAGAAGAAACGAGCGCAGAATCAGCAGGCTTTACAGAAGCCTGACCACGCGTAAAACCTTTAAACGCGAAATATCCAGCCGCAACAATTACCAAAACCGCGCCATACATTGCATAGATATAAAACGGTTTTTTATGACTTGTACCAAGGACTTGCACGGTTGACTTGTAATGAGGAAAAACATGACGCGGCAGCTTGTAAGATGAATGCGCAGAAAGCGCCTTTTCTGACTTAGATTCTGAATCTTTACACTCCGGCCACTCAAAGCGATGGCGACCGCGCCAGCCATCAGTTAAATGGATATGCTGACCCGCCAACATACGGACGTTTGAATGTAACAAACGCTCTTTTTGAGTAATCAGAAAAACATGGACACCGAAATGGCGATGATATTCAAACATCTGGATACAGAGAGGAACAGCAGAACCAGAAGGACGCGGACGCAAGTATCGTTGAGCCTCATCAACAACAATCACAGACGAGGGAGAAGCCCACAGAAACCACAAATCGAAGGGAGTTTTAGCAGTTGCACGAGCTTCAAGGAATGCAGAATAAAGCGGATTTTCTGGCAGCCATACCGCGTACTCATCCGAATCTACTTGAGAACGCGGCACAAAATCAGGCCGTTTTAATTCTTTCAAATCCGGAAATTCGTAATGCTCCAGTTTTAAATCCGCAATCCCGTCCACGAATTTTTCAAGACCGAACCACATAGACGATTTATCAAAATACAATAAATCCAGAGCGTGAGCAGTTTTACCATTGCCGGGCGTGCCCGTAAGAATCGTTAACAT